TCGCGCAGAGGTTGAAGGCTCGACCGGCGCACTCACGGCATCTGACGAGTTGCTGATTGGCGCACTTGTCATCACAGTTGACAGCTTGCTGACTGCGGAAATTAACATTCGTGAGCAAGGTCACACCTCGCAATATAGCTCTGGTGAGGCCACTGGCCCTTGGTACAAGATACGCACAGAAATGGCTGACAAGGCTGTCAAGCTGCTGGCAGAGCTTGGCCTTGTTGCCCGTGGTCGTCCAAAACTGAAGGCTAAAGTGAGCGATGTAGATGAGTTATTCGCCACTGCATGACACTTTTTGCAATTCCAATAAAACTTACTGAAGCTAGTGAGTTTGTAAAAAACTTTCATCGACATAACAAACCGCCAGCAGGTGGAGTTTTTGCTGTTGGTGTAAGTGATGGAAATAAATTGTGTGGTGTTGCAATAGTTGGGCGTCCTGTTGCAAGATGTTTAGATAACGGATTAACTCTAGAAGTTACTAGATGTTGTGTTATTGAAAATGCACCAAAAGGTGTATGTTCTTTTTTGTACGCAAGATGCTGGCAAGCAGCTAAAGCACTTGGGTGGCAAAAATTAATTACATATACATTGCAAACTGAAAGCGGAGCATCAATGAGGGGTGTTGGTTGGAAATGTGTTGCAGAATTAAAACAAAACAATGCTGCTGGTTGGCAAAACCGTCCAGGGAGAGAATGGCAATCAGTTGTTGGGCAAGCAAAATTTAGATGGGAGGCTCAATGAGTTATTCGCCACTGCTTAACCCGGCATTTGAGTATGCAGTAGCGGTAACAAGGGGTGACATTCAGGCGTGTGAGGATGTCAACTTAGCTTGCCAGCGGTTTCTGGACATGGTGGAACGTAAGGATGCGCCTTACGAGTTTGTGCCTGCCAAAGCCGAACACATCCTTAAATTCGTCAAGTTCTGCCGCCACGTTAAAGGCCCAGACGCTGGCAAGCCAATAGAGCTACAGCCGTTCCAAGTCATGTACTTGGCTGGCATCTACGGCTTTAGGGACAGACGCGACCATTCAATGCGCTGGGTGACAGACGTTATTCTGTTTGTGCCTCGCAAGTCTGGCAAGACAACCATAGCGTCAATCATTGCGCTGTATGAATTGCAGTTTGGCGATGCTGGTGCGGAAGTGTTTACCCTGGCTACCAACCGCGACCAAGCTAGCATCTGCTTTGACTCTAGCAAGGCCATTGTTGAGAACATGAAGCCAGAGCTTGGGGCTAAGTTTATTGCCTACCGCAGTGAGCTAAAAAAGACCGGCGACTCGACATCTACTTACCGTGCGCTGTCACGGGAAAACCGCAAAACAGGTGACGGTAAAAACCCGTCATGCGCCATGATTGACGAGGCGGCACAGATTACTGAAAGACAGTCTATTGAGGTGTTGCACTCAGGTATGGGCGCTAGGAAGAACCCATTGCGGGTGTACCTGACCACCGCTAGCTTCACTAAAGAAACGAAGTTCTTTGAAGACCTTTCTCACTTCCGTAGTGTTTTGCGCGGGGCTGCTGCTGATAGCTTTCGCTGGTTTGGTCTACTCTACAGCATTGATCCCGGTGATAACTGGGCTGACCCTGCGGTGTGGGGCAAAGCAAATCCGATGTTGGGCGTGTCGGTTACAAAACAGCACATTAGCCAGATGGCTGAAGAAGCTTCGGCAAAGCCAGCAAGCCTGAACGAGTTTTTGTGCAAGCAGCTAAACATCTATGTATCTGCTAACAGCGCTTGGATTGATAGGCGATATTGGGATGAATCGGTTGCGCCTATGCCAACTGAAAAGCCAGAAGCTACATTTGTGGCGTTTGACTTGGCCCACACGCGAGACTTGAACGCTGTGTGTACGCTGCACAGGTACAGCGAGGAAAACTTTTACGCCAAGTTTCAGTTCTTTTTGCCAGAGGAATCCATTGAGCTAATTCCTAACCACTACAGAAGCACTTTCTCGCAGGCCGTCACAACTGGCATCTTGCGGCTGACTCCTGGCAACGTGACTGATTTAAATGAAGTTGAGGCATACATCAAGCAGGAATGCGAGAGGCACAATGTTAAAGCTGTAAATTTTGATCCATACAATGCCGCTGCATTGGTCGCCAACTTGTATGCAGAAGGATTGCCCGTGGTGAAAGTGGGTCAAGGCATGGCCGTGCTGTCAAACCCGTCTAAATCTACAGAACAGTTAATTCTAAAAAAGGCGATTCGCCATGATGGTAACCCGTTTGTTGGATGGCAGCTAGGCAACTGCGAGGTTTACACGGACGTCAACGGGAATGTAAAAGTCAGAAAAAATGAGGCCGACCCATCAGCCAAGGTAGACGGCATTATTGCAATGATTATGGCTGTTCACGGACACCTTGATAATGTCTTTGTATCGGAATCTTTTGGGTTTAGAGCATTAGAATGGTAGGTGTATAATGCAAGCATGAGCACCAAAGCCAACTTTTACGTTTACTTACACTGCAAGCCTGATGGGACAGTTTTTTATGTTGGCAAAGGATGTTTAAAGCGAGCAAAAAGTAAAAGTCAAAGAAATTTGGCGTGGAATGAAATTGCAAAAAACGGCTATTTAATTTTTATCATTGCTGAAAATTTGTTGGAGAGTCTTGCATACGAGATTGAAAAAAACGTCATAGCGTATTTTTTCCCTATGGGAAATCTTGTTAACGTGCAAGCTGGAGGAGGCCCAACTGGATTTCATTATTTAATGAAAGGCAGAAAATTGTCGCAAAAGCATAGAGAAAATCTTGCCAAAGCAAACAAGGCTTACAGTAGAAGCCGCTACGATCAAAGTTCAGAGACTTTATCAATTGGAACTTGGAATACTCCAAAAGGGCAATTTCACTCTTTGCGTCTTGCGGCAGAAGCAAACAACTGCGCCGTTATGACTGTGCGAAATAGATGTATAGGCTTTGTAGCAAAAAGGGATGACAAGAATTATCCTGTTGGGCCAAAAGAAGGTTGGTCTTTTGACAAAAAAAATGCTAAAGTGTAGGAAATTGGAGAGAAATCATGGCGATTTTTGACATTTTCAAGCGCAAAACTACCTCCGAAAGCAACACGCTTTTTGGGCAAACTGCTTTAGGCAACAACATTGTTTATCAGGGTAGCGACAAACGCGCTGGTGTTAACACCCAAATCCTCTATGTAACCACTGCCAGCACCACCACGGCTGGCAGGCCGGTGGATATGTCTGTGCTGACCAGGAACAGCACAATCATGAGTTGCGTAGGCGTAAAAGCTAGGGCGCTGGCGCAGTTGCCTATTAAGATAGTGTGCGAAACAACTGATGGCAAGTGCGTGGATGCCATCAGGGGTGAAAGTGTTGGCACGCGAGATAAGGCCAAGGCCAAGCAAGTAGCCAAGTTGCTAAACAGCCCTAACAACTTCCAGAGCAAGTATGAGTTCTGGTATCAGTGGCTTATGTGGTACGAGTTGTCCGGTGAAGCCTTCACTCTGTGGTGGAGGAAAGACCAAAACAGCTCTACCGAAACGCCGTTAGAAATGTATGTGTTGGACTCAACGCTGATTGCCGTCAACATCACGCCTACGCGCTATCCGACCTTTCGGCTATCTACGCCAAGCTACGGCTTTAACAAAGACCATGAGTTTAAGTATTTCCAAGTCATGCACGGCAAGGAAATGGCTTGGCAAGGCTCTGCAGGCTTTAACAAGGCAATTTTGGCGACTGAGTTGGTTGGCCTTGACCAAGACATTGACCTGTACGCCAATTTTGTCATGCAGAACGGTGCAAAGCCGTCCGGTATGTTTGTGACCGATCAGGTTATTCCTGATGGCAAGTACAAAGAAATTGCAGCCCGTCTAAAAGAGGCGTGGAACAACATGACCGGCAGCAAGGCTAGCGACCCTAGCAAGCCTGGACAGGGTATGTTGCTTGACCAAGGCATGAAGTACCAAAAGGTGGAAATGCTGACCTTGCAAGACGCTGATTGCGCGGCCTTGAAGCTGCAAACCATGCGCCGAATCTGCGGTTTGTTTGGTGTGCCGCCTTCAATGATCGGCATCCATGACGGAAAATTTAACAACAGCCAGACGGCGCTTGATGAGTTTTACAAGACGACCATGTACCCAACAATCGTCAATATTCAGCAGAAATTGACGCAGCATTTGCTGGATGGCTACCCGTCATTGTGCGTGGAGTTTGACACCAAAGACTTCCTAAAAGGTGCGCCTTTGGATCAGATGAACTTTGCTACTGCTGGCGTAAAAGGCGGCATCATGACTCCAAATGAAGCCCGAAACTACATGAATTTGCCATCCGTGGATGGTGGAGATGAGTTGGTCAAAGAGCCTGAACCTGCCAAGCCTATTGCTGGCAGCAGCCCGACAGATACGGGTGGCGGCGGTGGCAATCAGACCAAAAAAATGAACATTGGCGCAACTTGATATATTATGCATACTGATAGACAATATCTGGTAGCATTAGCCAAACAGGTCAAGCGGCCTGTGCAGTTGCCTGTTCTCTTAGGGCAACCCCCTAAAATACAGGACAATAACCAATCCGTTGCTTTAGGGGCAATCAATGAAGACATTGAATCTTATCTGCGAAGCCAAGCTAAATCTCAGCGAAAAGGCTATGAACGGCCAGCCGTCTGGACAGATTGAGGCACGCATTACGACCTGGGGAGCGCGAGAGGGCGCTGATGGCCGCAAGTTTTTTTACAAGCCTGAAGGCTTTATGCAGTGGGCTAAAGAGTTTGCCGAATCTGGCAGGCCGTTGCCTATGTACGTCAACCACAACGCTGATGCCATCCCTGTAGGCGAGTGGACGGGCATTGAGATGGACGACGAGGGCATGAACGCTAGTGGCCGTCTGTATCTCAACACTTCTATGGGCGCTGACCTGTACGCAGTGATGAAAGAGTCACCCAATATGTTTGGCGGGGTTTCTGTTGGTGCTTACGCCGAAGAATATCAGTGGGTTAAAGAAGATGGCGAGGCCATGACGATGGGTTCTGATGACCCATACGAGGATGGCTATTTTCAGATCACTAAAGGTGGCCTGCGCGAGACTAGCGTGGTCATGCACCCTAACAACATGATGGCAGGCATTAAAAAGTTGGAGTATTTCCGACCTGATGGCTCTGCTGATTTGAAGGTATTGGAAGAAGCCTTGCGGGATGCAGGTCTGTCCAAGCAGATGTCGGTTGCCGCCGCATCTGTGTTCAAAGCGGTGATTGAGCAGCGTGATGCTGTAAAGGAGCCTATTGAAAATGCGCCAATTCAGAGTGATTCTGATGCGGAGGCAACCGAAGCTGAAATTCTCGCAGCCCTTGAGCAGCGTGAACTTCTAAACCTACTTGACAAACGACTTAAAGGTTAATCATGTCGCAAATCATCCTTGAAAAACTTGATGCCATTGAAGCTAAACAAGCTGAAAGCATCTCTGCTGTAGAAGCCAAAATCCCCGCTGCTGTTGAGGCTGTCAAAGCTGAAATGGCTGAAAAAGTTGCTGCTCTGGAAGCCAAAGTTGCATCCATTCAGATGCCTGAATTTATCCGTGTGCCTGCCAAGACTGTTCGCCAAGATGTGAACCGTTCGGTGCGTGAGCAACTGTCTTCTTTTTATAAGGGCAACAGCCGCCTGGAAAAAGAACTGCAAATCTTTGCAGACGAAAGCCAGATGGATGCTTACCTGAAAGAAGCATCTTCGCTAACTGCTGGCGGTGATGGCAAGGGCGGTCGTACTGGCTACGATCCTACCTTTACGGCTCTGCGCTTGATGAACCCCATGCGCGGCATTTCCCGCACTGTGGCTACCGATGGTTCGTCCTATCAGTTTCGTGTCCGTACCGGCAATCCTGGTGAGGCATGGGGCTATGCGATTCAGAACAACGGAGATACCACCACTGAGAACACCAGCATCTGGCAATTGGTTCTGCAAGACCTGAACGTGCAGTTTCCAATCCGTACCGCTGCGCTTGACGACATTGACGGTTTGGAAGCTGTGGTAGTTGACGATATGTTGGCTTCGTTTTCGCAAAGCGAAGCACTGTCAATGATCCAAAACAACGATCAAGCTGCTCAGTCTGGCACTAACCCTTACGGTGGCACTAACGGCTTGCGCGGTTTGGATCAATACGCTGGCGCTAACGCCACTTACGCTGGCGGCACAACTTCTGCGGCTGCTTTTGGTTCGTCTGGTACTGGTTCTTCAAGCGGCCTGCATTCGCTGGCTACTTATGACCAGATCACTA